AAAAATACACTAAAATACGACCCAAAATCTCAAAAAACTCACTAATTCAAATATACATCAAATTACCGACCAAAAATACCCCTTTTTTCCCGTTCTAAAATTCTCTACCGACTGACCCCCGACACACAAATCTCAGCAAATCCCAAAATAACCGCCTTAAGTTAAATAATTCAAAAAACAATTTCAAAATTTTAAAAATCTCGCAACATAAAATTATTAAAATAAATTTCTAAAAATTCTAAAAAAATAATTAATTAATTCCTAAAATATTATTAGCATTCATACATTCAAGTATCCATTCTAAATCTTTTAATTTTCTCACACATCTCTCACCTTCATTAAAATATTTTTTAGCAGTTTCATATTCATCTTCACTATTTTTAATTTCATTTTCATACCAATCTAATTTATTTTTTAATTCACTGATTTTAATAATCAGTTCATCTATAGTATAATTACAGTGTAATTTGCGACCATCACCCGAAACGGTAATAAATTTCATTGGAGCAGACATTATTAATATGATTATTATTTATTATTTTCTTCTATCCTGTTATACTATATTATAATAAATAATCTTTAAGTTAATTAAATAAACAACTTATAATTAAAAAATACATTTTTATTATTATTTTTTTTTATACTTTTTGCTATTATACCCCTTATTAAAAAAATGATGGTCGTCTTTTTGAATTAAAATGGTAATAAAAAACAATATACATAGATAAATAATAATTCTCACATATATCTTTATTTTTTATTTATTAATATACTTATTAATATATTATTACTTTATTATTTATTATTTAATTAAAATATAATATTACTATTCCAGATAGAAAAAAATATTATTAAAAATATAGAAAATACATACATTATTATTATTATTACATTCATTTAACTATTTAAAAAATGTAAAAAAATGAAAAAAATGATCTTTTTTTTTTACTAATATGAATGTATTATTTATAAATATGTATGTAATTTTAATATTTTAGATAATATTTTTTTACATCTGGATACTTTATTTTTATTTTTTATTATTATTAAATTATTATTACAATATTATTATTTATTATATTATTATTATTAAAATAACAAAAAGCGGGATTATTTAACAAAAAGCGGGATTATGTTTCAAAAAGCGGGCAAAAAGCGGGGTTATTTTACAAAAAGCGGGATGTTATTTTTATCCTTTTGAGTGTTTTTTTTATTATTTTCTATGTAATAACAAATATATAAGGATAGTAATGCCCGCTTTTTTCCCGCTTTTTGTAAAATCATTTTCCAGATTTTTTTTTGAAGTTTTTTTTCCCTAGGAGTATTTTAGTAAGCAAAAAAAGGCGGTTTAGCGGGGTTGATACTGTAAAACCTGTATTTTCCGCCCATTCTACCCCGCTTTTTGTCCGCTTTTTGTGAATATTTTCCGGGAAACAGAAAAAAAACCCGGGAAAATGAAAAATAAACATCCTTTTTAATTAACTTAAGCATAAGAATACTAATAATATTATATACATTAACACATCTAGATACAAAAAATAATAAATCAGTATGCCAAATTATCAAAATGGTAAAATTTACAAAATTGTTTGTAATAATACTAATAAGCAGTATATAGGTTCTACTTGTTTTGATTTGTCATCTAGATTACAACAACATACTTATTTTCCTTCTAATCATTGTGTCTCTAAAGAGATTATAGAAGAGGGTAATTATGATATAATTTTAGTTGAAAATTACCCTTGTAATAATAAAGAAGAATTAGAAAAAAGAGAAAGACATTATATAGAAACCTTAAATTGTATTAATGTAGTTATTCCTGGTAGGACTAAAAAAGAGTGGTATAAAGATAATAAAGAACATATCAGTGAAAAGGCAAAAGAATATTATGAAGATAATAAAGAACATTTCAGTGAAAGAGCAAAAGAATATTATGAAGCAAATAAAGAACTTCTATTGGAACAAAATAAAGAATATCGTGAAGCAAATAGAGATAAATTAAATGAAAGACAAAAAGAAAAATTTAATTGTGAATGTGGTGGAAGATATACCAGAGTTCATAAAAAAAGACATTTAAATAGCAAAAAACATTTAAATTATCTAAATTAACTCAGTCGAAGGTTATTATTATTTTCCCATCTTGAATCTTAGAGGGTTCTCTATGTCTTTTAGAGGGATTATTGTAGGAGTTTGTATTAAACATTAAACTGTTATCAATTATATCATTCTTAATCATAAATTTAACAACTTTGTTTTGTAATCTCATATTTAATTTTTTTAATTCTTTTTTAAGTGCTATAGTTTCAGCAATTAAATCATTAATTAATTTTTGATTATCGTCTGACATCTAAAAATAAAATATTTACTTATATTAATATATATAGTATATTTTTATTTTATCATAATGACCGATACCCCTAAAAAAACACTCTCTGACGAACAAAAAGCTAAAATGTTAGAAGGAAGAAGGAAGAAGGCAGAAGAAAGAAAACAAGCGAAAGAAATTGAAAAACTAGAAAAGAAACAACAAGCACTTGAAAACAAGAAAAAAGAAATTGAGGCGATTCAACAACAAAAGGATAGATTAAAACAAGAACGGAAGGCAATTGAAGACAGGAAGAAAATCAAAGAAAAATTTAAATTACTTAGACAACAACTAAATGACAAACCTGAAGAGAATAAAGACAATATTGAAAGAATTGAAGAAGCAATTGCCAAGATTGAAAAAGAACAAGAAGAACTTACAAAACCTATCCACCAACCTGAACCTGAACCTGAACCTGAAAAACCTAAAGAACCTGAACCCGAGCCTGAACCCAAACCTGAACCACCAAAAGAAGAACCACCAAAACAAGCAGTAGTAAAAGAATACGCAACTCAAGACAGTTTAAAAAATATTATTGATAAAATTGCTAATACTATGAAAGATGAAAAAGCAAAGAAAGCATTTAAAGAAACTGTTGGCAATTATGATCCTCACGCTAGTCTAGATGTGAATATGTCAAAATTGATGGCTATGGCACACAATCAAATACAGCGTAATAGTGAAGAAATTAACCGTAAAATAAGAGATGAAGAAGAAGCTGAAAAGAGAAAACAAGAAGAACTTGAACTTCAAAAAAAGAAAGAAAAAACTGCTAGATTAAGAGCAAGAGCAAGAAAATACTTATATGTATAAATATTTTTATTTTTATATTTTTAATTAATAAATACAATGGATAGTAAAGGAAAAATTAAACCAGTAGATATAGACGAAAGTCAATATAATAAATTAACTCATCAAGTGGGTGCCGTTCAATTTACTCACCCTTGTCTTATAGCAAATGTAGGACATGTGAAAGCAGGAAAATCAACACTTATGTATAATCATATTACTGATTTTTTTAAACCAGTATTTGAAGATAGAATTATTTTATTTAGTCCTTCCTATAATGATCCTATAATTAAAAAATTAATTGATGAAGAATTAATTTACGCACATTTTTCTGATTATAGTAATGATTTGTTTAAAGGTGTTCTAGATATAATTAAAGAAAATCATAAAGATAACCCTGGGGATAGATGGCTTATTTGTTTTGATGATTTACTTGCTAGTATGTTCAAGCATAATATGAGTAAAGAGGGGCGTTGGTTAAATGGTTACATATCTAGATACCGTCATTTTCCTGTTGAAGGTGCTATTTCATTAATGTTCTTTAGTCAATATTGGAGAGATTACAGTAGTGTTATGCGTAGTAATACTACACTCGTTAATTTCTTAGGTAGTCATAGTGAAAAACATAGGAAGGTATATGCTGAAGAACTTAGTGCCGTATTTGGTGGAGATGAAAAGAAATTTATGGAAATCTGGAATAAGGCAAAAAGAGGTAAATTTGATTTTCTTAGTTTAGACTTTAATGAGTTAAAGGCTTATAGAAATTACGAAGATGTTATTTATGATAGAGATGCTGAATTTAGTCTTGATACAGATGAACCAGAAAAGGAGGAAGATTTAAAAGAAGAAAGTGAAGAAGAAAATTAATTTAATTTTTTTAAATTTATTTTATTTTTATATAATAATATATTTATTACTATGTCAATTAGAAAAGAACACTTAGATGTATTTGATAAATCTCTCAATTCTTTACAAGAAAATGTTGATCTTGCTAAGCAATTAGTTCTTGATAAAGGAAGTATTGAAAAAAAAATTGAAACTGGTTTTAATCTTATTGGTGGTTTAGGTCAATCTTATCAAGGTATTCAAAATGTTAAAGCACTTATTAAAAAAGGCACTAATACCGCCAAAACAACAGTTAAAGCACTTCAAGGGGGTCAAGAAGAAGCGAGAACCACTGACACAGGTAGCGAACAAACCCCAGCAACTCAACCTGATGAAAATGTTGCTAGAGCATCCAGTGCTGAAAATACCGAAGCACCAAGACTACCTGAAGAAGGTCCTAGTCAAGCAGTATCTGAAACTTCATTTATGTCACCAGAAGCAGAAGCAAGTGCCAGAGCAACCCAACCCGCACCAGTTTCTGAAACTGCCGTTGATCCAGGTGTTGAAGCATTTAGAGACAGGATACCACCTGAATTATTTGAAAGATTACAACAAACCGGTTTAAGTCCTGAGGGTGGTCTTCCTACTGAAATCTTCCAACAAGTTAGAAGTCGTGCTTTTGGGGACATAGGTGATTTACCTGAAGAACTACCAGAACCTATAGAAGCAGGTGCTACACCATTGTTAGAATCTTTACCACAACAAGAGATAACAATGAGAATGATTGAAAGTGCTGGAATTACTGGAAGAAGAGCAGCCCAAAGAGCAACCCAAGCATTAGCACCCGAGGCAGAAGCACCTGCTGAATCACCTGGATTATTAGATCAGTTAGCACCTATGAGGGAATTAATGGCAAGAAGAACTCAACCTATTAATGCTAGTGAGGCTCAGCAGAGAATGATGGATTTTGATCCTGAAGGAGATATTACTCAAGTAGGTAATTTATCAAATGAAGGAACAACACAAGCTTTAGATGCGGCTCAAAATACTGTTGATGAAGTTGGAAATACATTGTCCTCAGCAAATGAAGCAATAACCTCTACTTTATCTGATACCGCAGGAGCAGTATCTCGTGCCGTTACTGGTGCTGGTGGTGAAGCCGCTCAAAGTCTTTTATCTGCTGGGAAAAGTTTAGCAACAACTGCCGGAGAAACTATTGCCCCTGAAGTAAGTGATGCTTTAGGAGCAGTAGCTGCTGGTTCTTTAGACATCCCTGTTGCTGGTGAAGTTGTGGCACTTTTAGCAGGATTAGGTTCAGCAATTGCTAGTGCTTTTGAACCATCAGCACCAAAACCAACTATAACACAAACTGGTGCTGATTTTAGTAATACAGACGAACACGGAGGTAATGCCCTCAGTGCTTATTAATCCAAACTAAATCATTATAAATTTTATCTTTTTCAATTTCTAAAATTCTACATTCATAATCATTATACCCAAAACTAATAAGATATTTTTCCTTATTATAATCATAAACAATCCCACCAGGAAAAACAACAAATATGTTTTGATTTAATCTATCTATTGTAAAACTTTGTATTTCACCCCTTATAACTGGTGTCTTACTTATTGCTACAGGAACCATATCTTTATTAAGTAATATAATACCCGCATAATATACTTTACTATATTCTATAATAGGAGTTAATTGTTTAGAACTATGGAACATACTGATATAATATTTATCATCATGTGTCTTTATCCAAGGTGTCCCGCCTCTTATTTCCCCGTATTTCCATACATCTTTTAATAATGTTTTTTGACTAATGACAGCATCAATAACCCAAGGATTACTATTGTTTAATTTAATTACTGTAAATAAAGGTGAATAACCATACACTAAATATAACTCATTATTTTTTATTAAAGGGGTCCAGTTCTTTTCAAATTGAGTATTAAAAGGTGTTTCTAAATAATCACTATGTTCTACATCTAGACTATCTAGATTAATTAAAGCAAGTAATTGTTTAAACCCATCTGTATAGAATAAAAATATTTTATTATTATGTATTATCATTCTTGGATCTTCACAATGATGACCCTTAGGCAGATCTTTAATGTATTTATCTAAAAAGCTTTTAGGATTAGTATGTAATGTAAGTGTTTTATTTTCCCCTACAACTTTGTATTTCTTATTTAATTTTACAAGATGAAGATTAATATTAACACACCAGCGTTTTAGTTTTTCATTTTTCAAATCAGTTCTATAAACTAATAGATAACCATCACTATATTCAACCATAGAACAATTAAACCATAATTGAGGTTTAATATTATTAATACCATTACAATCATAAGAATGAACTAACATTTTAGAATCAATTAGTTTAGTATTATTAATATCATATTGTTTAGGTATCTCATCTAGATAGTCAGATAAAGGATTACTTTTTAATATCTTATTTCTAATTTTAATATCATTAGTATGATGTTCTAATTCAACAGCAGTCTCGTATTTCTTTTTAAAATCTTGTAAGACTTCAAATGCTTCAGTATATTTTGACATTTTAATTTTGATTATTATTATATATCTAGATTAAAAAAAAATATTATAATAGACTAAATATATAAAATATAAATATTAAAATGATAAATCCTTTCGTGATAGCAATCCCCTCACATAATCGTTTAAAGACATTAGAATTTAAAACTTTACAGTTTTTAAAAGACGCTAGTCTCTATGGTAATATTCAAACTTTCATTTTTGTTGCTGATGATGAATATATCGCTTATTCAAAAAAATACCATAATGAAAAAGACCAGATATTTGTCATAAAATCAGTATTAGGATTAAACAAACAAAGAAACTTTATGAGGAATTATTTTATGGAAAATCAAAAAATATTATATTTAGATGATGATGTATGTGGTATCCAGATGAAAGATGAAACAGAACAATTAAGTAATTTGAAAAGATTAATTAATAAGGATTTTACTAGAATGGAAGTAAGAAGATGTTATTTAGGTAGTATTAATCCAACAAATAATTTATATTTTTGTAGTGATAATATAACTGATGGGTTATACTTATGTGTAGGTTGTTATTATTATGAAATTAATAAAAAATTTAATTGTCTCTATCTAGATGAGGAAAAGAGTGATGAAAAAGAAGATTATCGTAGAACATTTACCTTTTACAATTTCTTTGGTAGTGTTTATAGAAATGATACATTATGCGTAAAACATAGATATAATGCCACACCTGGAGGAATGAACGACCAAGCTAGGATTATTAATAATGATGTAGTTTGTTTAGAACTTAGGGAAAAGTATCCTAACCTTTGTATGATAACAAATAAATCAGATAAATTAGAATTAAGACTTGTTAGGAATAATCAAAGGTTTTACAATTTACACGCTAAAAAGACATTTGAACCAGTTGAAGCAGTTTATTACAATATTGATAAAGAATATAATACTTTAGATAAAAATAAAAATTATAAAATATTTGATAGAAAAGATGGAAATAAGTTGAAAGCTATTATTTTGAGAAATGTGATAGAAGTAGATAGTCCAGATACAAAAGTATTAAATAAAATAACTAAAAAGGGTAGTAATAATAGGGGTAATATAGCGGGAAGTGTTAAATATGAAAGATTACCAAATGACATAAAAAAGAAAGTTCATAAAGATCTTAGAGAATTATCACCTTGTAATATTCAATATAGTAGATATACTTTTAAAGATGAAGCTTTTCAATTTGGTAATAATATACCTAGTGGTAATATGGGAAATACTAAACACGGTGGTGAATACAAGGAGATGACTAATACTAAAGTATATGGTGAAGAATTTAAAAATGAATTTTATGACTTATGTCAAAATATTAGTAATAATTCTAAAAAACATTTTCCTGGGGTTAGTATCAATAAAATGCCGTATCTAGATACTATATTTAGTGGTATTACCATTAATAAAAGTTTAAGGTCGGCGTGTCATTATGATTGTTTAAATCGTGGTTGGAGTGCTATGGTAGTCATTAAGAATCAGGAAGAAGGTGAAGATTTTAAAGGATGTGATTTGTTATTTCCTGAATACAAAATTAATTGTAATTTACAAATGGGAAAAGATTTGATTTTATTCAATGCTAAAGAAACATATCATTGTAATAGCAAATTTAAAGTAAAAAATAAATTATATGATTTAAATGAAAATACTAACCGATTTAGTATGGTTTTCTTTACCAGCAATAGAATGTAAAGATACTATACTTATTGAGTTAAAATTGTAGCATTGACGGTTTCTGTGCCGGCGTAGTTAGCAAAATTTAAGCGGACATATTTGACACAAGCACCATCAAAAGCAGTGTAGAAATCATAAGGACTACTAAAATCAGAATAAGAAGGATATAATTCAGTATTGCCACGATACCAATTAGTATTATCAGGACTAAATTCAACAATAATACTACTTGAGTTATCTGTAGTATTACCCATTATACTAAATCTAGAAGCACTAGAAACATCAAAACCGCTTGATTGGTAGGCACTGGTAACACTTTGACTACTTAAATGATTGTTATTAGTTCCTGATACTGATGGGGCGGAGGTGGTAGTTGCTACAGTTCCTGAAATAGATGAAACGGCAACTGTGCCTGATACTGGTTGAGTAGTAGCACTACCATCAACAGTAAGAGTGCCAGCAAGAGCAGAATTAATGGTTGATAAGAAACCATTAGCACTAATTTGATTAGAATCAGTAGCAGCCCCGCTAGGTAAGGGTAATGATACGGCAGATACTGG